AAAATGCCTAAGCGCACTCCCCTTCGATCGCCTTCAAACGCCTTCGATCGCCCTTCGATCGCCCTTCGATCGCCCTTCGATCGGTGCTTCGATCGCCCTTCGATCGCCTTCGATCGCCCTTCGATCGGCCTAGCCAATCATTCCCCACACCCCTGTGCGTTCCGCACGCCCCTTCGGGCGGGCGTGCGACGCATTTCGAGAAAGTTTCGAGCGGTCCGCCCCCCCCCGGCGCCCGGCCCGAGGCGCGCCATGACGGACGCCCCGCGCCCCCGCCTCAAGGCCGATGACCTCGCCGCCCTGGCGCTCGAGCCCGGCGACCTCGTGCGCCTCGCGCTGACCGCCGAGACCGCCAGCCGGTCCCGCACCCGCCTTCACCCCCCGCGCCAGACGAAAGGACGCATCCATGACTGACCACCCCGACCTCCCGCCCCCGCACCCGGCCGGCGTCTTCTACGGCCGCCCCGGAGGGCCAACCCGGCTCGAGGACGCCCGCCGCGCCGTGCGCCTCTTCCAGCCGACCCCGCCATCGCCGCAAGCCGTCTACCGCCGGGCCCGCGAGCGGCTGGTCGCGTCAATCTCGGATTTGCTGATCACGTCGCCCGTCAAGGACCGCTGGCGGCTGCTGCGCGAGCAAATCGTGAAGGTCGAACGGGCGCTGGCCGCCGACACGCGAAACAACCGCGAGTTTATCGCGGTCGAGAAGTTCGCGATCCTCGAAGCGGTGTTCGAGGCCGTGGAGCGCTGGCAGCACATCGCAGACGGCGGCGATCCTGACGAGATCGTCGGCCTCGAGGCGGCCGGCCATGAGTAGGACATCTTTCGTGTCCCAATTTCGCGGTGGTGTGTGCGAAGGGTTCACGCCGGCCTCCCGGCGGAAAGGCTGTGGAGACTGGCCGACATCGTGCGCGAATAGGGGGGGCGGCCTCCGATCTTGCCAGCCGGGCTCGATCCGGCGACCGGGGTGGCTCCCATACGGATTTTTTTCTACCGGATTGATTTTTCGCGGACCGGTAATCAAAAACCCCGATTGCGGGCCGGGCCGCACGCGATCTGGCACTGACGGAGTTGCAATTCACGCCGAACGGCGTAGATTGGCCGAACTGCTTCGACGGGCGCCGGCGGGACGCTGGGCCAGCGAAGCAAAACCCTCTACGGAGCCGGCGGGACGCCGGGACGCGAGGATAAGCGGTGCGCAAGCGCCGGTTGTTCAACGATGTTCCCGGTGCGTCCAATGAGCGGGCTTCCGTCCCCCAAACTGACCTTTCGCAACACGTCGCCGCTGGCTTTCAGGGCCGAGGCGAAGGGCATCGTTGCGGGCTACGCCAGCGTATTTTCCGCCTCGCCGAACGCGAACGGTTTTTCCGTCGCGCCGGGTGCGTTCGCTGAGACGCTGGCGCGGCACCGGAGCGCCGGCACCGCACCGGCAATGTTCTGGAGCCACGATCACGCCGAGCCCATCGGGCGCTGGCTCGAGCTTCGGGAAGACGGCCGCGGCCTTTGGGTGCGCGGCGAGATCAATTCGAACGTCCAGCGCGGCGCCGAGACGCTGGAGCTGATCAAGCAAGGCGCCGTCTCCGGCCTGAGCATCGGCTGCGGCGGCGAGACGGAAATCGCCTATCGCGACTCCCGCCGCGACACTTTCGAGATCGTCGCGGCGGACCTGCTCGAAATCAGCGTTGTCAGCATCCCGGCCGATGCCTCGGCCCGGATCGTGGACGCCTCGGCCGTCGCCTCCCGGCGCCAGTTCGAACGCTTCCTGGCGCTTGCGGGCTTCCCCAAGGCGCTTGCGGCGCGGCTGGCCGCCGGCTGGCCATCGAACGAGCCGGCCGCACCAAACCCCGAAATCAGAGCCGTGATCGACCGCGTGAAGGCGGCGACGGCTTCTTTGCAGAAGGTGATCTGAAATGAATCCTACCGAACTCGAGGAACTGGCCAAGGCTTTCGCCGCTCACAACTCCACCGTTGAGGCCGGGCTTGCGGCTCACGGCGCCGAGATCGATCGGCTTAACGCCGCCCTGGCCGGCTTCAAGGTGGGCGGCGGCGCTGGCGCTCCCGGCGGCGCCGGGCTTCACGAGGCGAAGCGGGCGATGCTCGCCTTTGCCCGCGGCGACCTCGGCGCGCTGTCCTACAAGGGCGCGGGCGGCGGCGACGTGTTCGCGACGGCGGCGGCGAGTGTCGATAGCGGCCCCGGCGGCGGCTACACCGTCCCGCAGATTCTGAGCGACGTCATCAACGACCAGCTCGTCAACGTGTCGCCGATCCGCGCCGCGGCGGCCGTGGAGCAAATCTCGGTCGGCGACTACACCAAGCTGGTCAACCGGCGCGGAACCTCGAGCGGATGGCGCGGCGAGCGTGGCACGGTTGCGGAAACCAGCACCCCGCAGTTCGCCGGCGTCACCCCTCCGGGCGGCGAACTCTACGCCCAGCCGATCATTTCGCAGTGGCTGTTGCAGGATTCGAAGTTCGACATGGGCGACTTCTTGGTCCGCAATGTCGCCGACGAATTCGCCTTTCAGGAGGGCGCCGCGTTCATCGCCGGCGACGGCATCGAAAAGCCGCGCGGCTTCCTGACCTGCGACAAGGTGACGACGGGCGACGCCACGCGGGACTTCGGCAAGCTGCAATACATCCCGAGCGGCGTCGCGGCGGCTCTGACCGACTCCACCCACAACGGCGCCGACAAGATCCTGGATCTGGTCTATGCGCTGAAGCCGGCCTACCGCGCCGGCGCCGGCGTCGCCTGGATGATGAACTCGGCCACCGCGGCGGTTGTCCGCAAGCTGAAGTCGAAGACGGACGAAAACTATCTGTGGCAGCCCTCGCTACAGGCGGGGCAGCCGGCGATGCTGGCGGGCTATCCCGTGATCGAGGCCGAGGACATGCCGGACATCGGCGCGGGCAACTACCCCATCGCCTTCGGCAACTGGAAGCGCGGCTATCTGATCGTGGACAAGGGCGCCGACCGCATCATCCGCGACGACATCACTACAAAGGGCTTCGTGAAGTTCTACGTCGCGCGCCGGGTGCATGGCTCGCTCCTGGACAGCAACGCGATCAAGCTGCTCAAGATCGCGGCGACCTGATGCCAACTGCGCGGGAGGGCTTCGGCCCTCCCGTTTCTACACTGCCGGCCTCGAGGCGCGCCTGGCGCCGCTGCACAGACGGAAGGCGATACCGTGAAGGCAAAGAACGCTCGCGCCCGACGCAAAGCGACGCTGTTCCCACCATCGCCGCGGCGAAGGGCTGACGGCTGAGGAAGCCCCTCCAGAGCGCGCCATCGCTCGCGCAAATATCTGCGACGAGATGGTGACTACGCTCTAGGGGGCATTGAATGCCTTCACAATTCGGCGCAGTCTCTAGGCTCAGTTGGCTAGAGCCCAATGTCGGACAAGAATCAGCCTTCGCCTTCACCCCCACCCCCTCCTCCACCGCCTCGCGATGAGGGAAGCTGGCAGAAGCGAGATATCCCGATCACTCGACCACCTCCGGACTAAATGACCACCTATACGCTCAGGGATTTGCAGTTCTTGATCGACCGATGCATCCGCTACCATCAGCGGAGAGCGTCGTTCTACAACCGCTGCCACAAGGCGACGCTGGCGATCTCGTTGCTTTCTCTGACAGCGATGTTCGGAGAGATTTTGTCTGGCGGCGTTGCTGGCGGCGTCGTTGTGGTGCTGCTTCTGGCCGATTTCGTCGTGGAGTTCTCAGCTAAGGCTGACCTGCACAGCTCCATTGCACGCCTGTACGTGAGCCTGCAACGCAAGGCGCTTAAGGCGGAGGGCGAGGAAAAGGCGTCCAAAGTCCAAGACGAAATGCTCGAGATTTCGGAATCCGAGCCGCCGGCTTACATGGCGCTCGAGGCGGACTGCTGTAACCAGGCGCTGTGGGCCCGAGACGGCAAGACTGACAAGTCGTTCCAAGAGGAGCGCATCATCGGAACTTGGCACCGCCTAACGATGCACTTGCTTCGCTACAGCGGAACCGATTTCCCAGCCCGAAAGGAGGTTCCTCCCGACCCTCCGGGCCACAAAGACGGACCGCCCCCTACGCCTTCTTCTTCGCCGGCGGCGGCCGGGTAATCGGAAGTGAGCCTGCGGTTGTCTTGTTCTTGCCAACCCACTTGGAAGCTGCCGGTTTCTTGGCAGCAGCTTTTTTGACGACAGTCTTTTTTGCTGCCGCCTTTTTGGAAGCAGCTTTCTTTGCCGCGTTCCTTTTGGCGGCAGGCTTTTTGGGCGTCGAAGGCATTTAGAAACTCCCCACCGCTCATCTTCGCTGAATCCGAGCCTATTTCAAGGCTGAGGGAAGCTGCGTGCGTGGGGAAGTGTCGTCGAGCCTCAGGTCTATGCGAAGGGAGAGTAGGGCCGCGGCCGCTCGCATGTCTCCGACCTTAGAAGGCGGAGGGCGATTCAACTGTGCAAATTTGCTCGGTTTCATACCGCCGAGCGGAAGCTGTACTACGAGATCCGGCACCCGGAGGCGCGGAACGAGGCGAACCAGCACACGTGGAGTCGCCAACTTGGCGACTCCACTTCTGACCGCTTCACCAAGGACACCGCCCGCGCCTGTCTGCCGCGCCGGTCCCTCGGCCAGCGTCGCCAGCCCCGTGAAGGGGTATGCCGGGCAACCAATTGACTGCGGCTGTTCCGCGCCGGTCTTCGCCGCCAGTCCTGAGCGATTGGGGCTCGCGGAAGTCGCCCAGCGCCACGAACGACGGCAGGCCGACAAGAGCGGTTGTCCCGTTGTCCATGGGCCGCAGCCTTTGCCGCGCCCCGGCTGGCAGCCAAGCCGAGTCGGGCAGGGTGACAAAACCCGTCATGGGCTGGCGCGGAGGCGCTGGTGGAGCGGCGAGTGTAATCCGCTTGTTTGATTGCCCGATCCGGCGCGGACCTCCGTAACCGTTAGGTGTGTGGTTAGGACGAGACTCACGGCGTTGATAATATCTCAATACTATCAATATGTTACATGACTTCAATGGCGGATGGGGTGAGATTCGAACTCACGGAGGGGATGAACCCTCGCCGGTTTTCAAGACCGGTGCCTTAAACCGCTCGGCCACCCATCCCGCACGGGCATCGCTTACGACAAGCGGCCGCCGCGTTCAACGCGCGGGAACGC